TTACACGACCACGATAAGCTATCCACGGCATGTCATCCCATCTCTCATTAGGAAAGATAAAGTCATCCCAGTTTACATACTCAAGAAGTGCCTGTTCAAAAACTACTTCATCATTATCTTCTTCCTTCTCAACTCCCGTAGCCTCCTCAACCTCCTCTTCTCGCTTCTCTTTTTCTTCCAGCTTAGCCTCTTGTTCTTCACTAAGACTATCCCTAAAGAATGGCATGTACTTAACTCTTACCTGTCCTAAACCTGCAAGTAGTGAATCTGTCAATGATGCCAGTAAAATACTGTTAAATGGCATAGAGCCAATAGAATAGTTAAGAGCTTCTTCCAGCATACCAGCGGCTTTACGTGCAGCCTTATCTGTTTTGATGTTAGCTCTTACATCAGCAATAGGTGTTTCGTTGTAAAGAACAGGAATGAGTGTATCTGTATTAGCGTAAAGAATATTGTATCTGGTAAGTCCAAAGCCTGTATTGCCAGATGTGACTATACCACCACGAGTATCCTCTAGTCTGTCATCATCTCTATATCTGCGGACTATCTTCCAACTGCGTGCGGCCCAGTCTCTGCGGAAGCTTTCAGCTTGAGCCACTTCTGTAGACCAGAACTTATTGGTCTCGGTGGTATTATCTACAGACTTTTCTTCAGGCATATTCTCTCTCAAAAATAAACCTGAGGTGCCTCACCAACTCAGAACTACTATATTTATACCAAACTTTATCTTGACACGCAATATCTATTATATTCCTTCCGGCAACCAGCCTCTATCACTTAATATATCTCTAGGCTCAATCCAATATTGAACACTAGCCTCTTTAGAATTAGGAACTACCTTCCTCTTTTCTACATCATAACGTCTACAATCATCCATATCTATTCTGGCAATAATATCCCCAAAAGCTTTGTAGTAGTATCTATCATCTGCAAGCAACCAACCATCTTTAAACTCCATAGCTTCATCATAACTATCAAATTTAATATGCTTAGACTTAAACAAAGTACCGTGATTAGGATTAGAAGCATAGTTCTCTTGTACAGTCTTTAGATCTTCTTCAAATGTCATATCCAACGTCTCCCTATAAGTACTTCCTCATTAGCCACCTGATCCCATGAACCTATCCCGCCAGCATCAAGTTCTGGTGGTAAGTTCTCTCCCATAAACTCTCTGTATCCTACAGCTAAGTATCTAAACGCATCTGCTGCGTGGGAATATATATCATGCACTGGTTTATCTGAATACATATCCTTACTATCATCCCATTTCTTTCTGTAGTTTCTCAATGCCTCGATGCCGTCATAGCATTTCATCTTATCAAATACACATCTAGGTAAGAAAGTACGTGCTGCGTATATATCTACAGCAACATTCTGTGTTCTCTTATGAGCTTTCCATTTCTGTTGAGGCCACATCTTTTGGAACTGATCCTTTACTGTCTTGCCACCTAAGGTGAATTGACTAGCGCCAGCATCATGAGGAAGATTGTGTTGAGCATAGTTATATCCTCTGGCCTTTAGTTCTTTCACATAGTATTCCGGTCCCTTGCCGTTCATTTGCAAGAAGTCTATTAAGCGCACCTCCCTCCCAATATACTGAGCAAACCAGATAGAAGTATAATCTGAGGCTCCAATATCCCACCATGTATGCACTTCATAAGCAGGATCATACCTTACTGCAGTTATTTGTTCACTCTTTTCTAATAATGCTATCTGCTCCTCGTAATAAGCCCCCTGAATATCAGCAACCCACTCACCTAACAGAAAGCGCCTCTTCTTATCCTGTGGTAAATTGGAAAGAATATCTTCAATATATCCTTCAGGTAGATTGTCCGTGTTATCACAGGGATTCATTAACATAGATACATAGTTATCTTCCTTTAGCTGAATAGTGTCATCCAAAGGATTGATGTGTTCAATGAATGTCTTGTGTGTCCAGTGCGCCGGAGAAGGAGGATTGCAATCATAGTAAGCTTTTAATGAAAGCCCTTTGTTCTCAGCAAGACGAGTCATAGCTGTAGTAACAGAATGATAAGGTATCTGTGAACACTCATTGAAATACATTGTCGAGTACTCGTTGCCTAGAATCTTCTCTACTCTGTCTGCATCATCCAGTCCACCTATCCATATCTGTGAGCCATTCTCTAGTTCCTTATACCACATGTCCTTGTTCTCTTTTAACCTGAGGCCTGGAAAACATATATCCAATACCTTAGGAAAGGTATCAAACCAAATAGATTGCTTACAATGATTGAACTTATATCTAAGTATAGCGTGCTTACTCTTCTCTGCCTTCTGCGCTCTTATGATTAAAGATCTAACCAGATGGAAGGTCTTACCGCTCCGCGAGCCTCCATACAACATTATGTTAGTAGCATCACTAGTTAATAACTTATTTGCTTCTAGCTGCTTACTAGTCCTTTTATAGCTCATTTCAACCTATTGGTGCTGTATTCGCCTGATCTGGAGCATTTATTACATCTTGTTCAACTAGTGGTGGTGCTGTTAGAATTTGAAGAAAGGCATTTCTTTCAATCATTCGCTCAACATATCCTCGCTTAACATACTCTTCAGCAACTATCCTGCGTTCCTCTATGAGTTCCTCTGCATTCATTACAAACCTTCCTCATCTTTATATATAACCATCTCAACCTTATCCCCTTTAGTTGTGTGATCTTGTCTGTCCGTCCATTGGAATCTGTTCTTCATGTTCATGTACCAACCAGTGTAGCTAAAGTCTTTGTTCTCTAAGTTAGTCCTACCATTCTTTATCCACCAGTTATGACATCTCTCCTTACATCTTTTTACGGTTAAAGAAAATTCTGGCTCTTCCTCTATTAGTCTCTCCCAAAGCTCCTGTGAGATACAGTCTAAAGCTTCCACTCGTAGTTCTACTGCGCTTGCTCCTTCAGCAGATAGCTCTAACATCTTATCCTTCCATCCATCAGGTAAATCATCTAATGTTTTCTTTGGTCTACCTACTGGTCTTTTCTCTTTAGACATTTGCTTCTCTAGCTTTGTTTCTTAATGTCGCTTCTGCATTTGCTATCCTCAACAATATTAACCTCTTCATTTCATCATCTGTTTCCATATCTATTATACCACCTATAACAACCATAGCCATATTTAGCTTGTCTTCTTTTTTCTTTCCATCCGTAATTGGTATAACAAGCCGACTCCTGTCAATATTTTTTTTCACAGGAAGGCACTCCATTTTAGTATTAGCCTCTACAAATTCTACTATTTCATCAACAAGCATTTACTCTTTCTCCATCTAATATCTTAGCAAGGTAGTCTATTAAATCATTATCTTCCAATTGCTTCCATGCGATGTCCTCAGCTTCCTTTAGTGACATCATAACATCTATGCCTCTAACTCGACAACTCACATACATTATTTCATGTATCATTTTTGCATTCTTTTTTATTTGTCTCTTAATCATTTTCTATCCGCATTTCTTTCTCTACCAAATCATGTAGTTCCTTTAGAAGCTCAGGTTTATTCCTTACGTTTATACACATTCTCTTTATAACATGGTCGTCTATTAAATTAGTCATGCCGGAGTATACCACCAATCCCATCTGTTTGTTGTGTCTGTCTGTACGTTCATGCCGTGATGCTTTATCCACTTCATTATTTGTTTCTTTATCCTTCTGTTCTTGTTGGATATTCTGCCGCCTTCAGTTAACATACCGTCAAATCTCCAGTACTTACTCTCTCCACCTATTCGTATACTTAAGAATCCTCTGTTCATTGGCTCGTCATATATTAACTTTTCATCTGTCATTACCACACACGCTCTGAATAGTATTCACCTGGTTTCCATTTAAGCACTTAATAACTCCTTAATAGGTGTATCTACCTGATCTTCCTTAATAATAAAAGTTCTCTTGTCAGCTAACATAACGGTTAATTTATCTTGATCCAATGCTGTTTGTACTGGCATCTTGAAATAATTAATAAACCTTTGCTTGATATCTCCTACTTTGAACTTGCTGGTTAGCTGGTAATCATATGCAGCCCACTCAACTCTCGACTCTAATGTTGCCATCTGCGTTATATCCTCCAGCAAAACGTGAATAGCAGCACCGTTACAATCATACTTAATGGCTCTACCATGAATTGTATCTATTACTCCTTTACACTTTTCTTTAGGCAGTAACTTATTTGCAACAGTCAATGCCTTCTTCTCTGTTATCATACTCCATCCTCTATAGAAATAACAGTCTGTTTAGACAAATTAACCATAAACATATCACTACTATCATCAGGATTATCAGATGCAGTAAATACCAAGCTATCCCCTTCGTAAGTAGTCTTCTCCAGTCCAGAATAATAGGAGCTTCTCATGTATAGAGGTTTATCCCATCCATCAACAACAAACTGCCTTCTAAGACCATGTTTTGTCTCGATTTCTTTAGGATGTAATTCTAAATTCCCCATCTTTATGCCGCTACGTAAGTTCCTGATATTGTAATATTATTTGCGTTTGCACCAGTAGCAACATCTGCCACCACTGTTGGCGCGTCACCTCCCGTAACCGTTGCTCTGAAACGTAGAGCTATTGTTGTGTCATTAGCACTAACTCTTGCTGCTATAGGATTTTCACCAGCCCAACCAGCAGAAACAGCAATTGCAACTGCTGAATTACCATCCGCCGTAGCGCCACTACTAGCCACAGAGGTGATTGGAAGACCGCCTATAATAACATTTCCAGTTGCCGAACCAATAGTAACGGCATCAGTACTCATAACTAATTGAAAATGCACAAGATCATCTATCCTAATATACCGTCCTCCCGCTGCAGGATCGAGCGTTACTGAATCAAAATCCGTCCCTGTTGTGGTAAGAGTAGGTGTAAATGTTGCAGAAGATACTAATTGAGCAGCAACATTTGTTCCCACCTGAGTCAATGTAGCACTTCTTGAGAGTGGCGTGCCTCCCGGATCATCAACTATTTCTATTAAGTCAGCATCAGCCAAAGCTCCTGCTAATGCCGTTAAACCTGATATGCTAGAATTTGCCATTTATTTACTCCAATAATCGTTTACTTGTTCCGTCTTCTAATAATCTAAAGCACGCATCTTCTAATAACCTAAAGTCTATATCCGCGAAAGTATCAACATCTCTCCAACTAGTGAAGCCTAATTGCACAGCAAAAAGCTGCTGCAAATCATTTATATTTGTTTCTGTAGAAGTTGTCTGTAATTGTAACCATTCGACAAAAGCACCGTTGAAATTCGTACTCGTAGCCCCATCAGCTTGAAATGCAGCCAAAGCATCTTCATTGTAAGTACCAGAGGTACCACTTATTACCCTAAAGGCGGCGTGCTTTCCTTCTTGATTAGTAGCCATCCTCACATTCTACCACCTTTTTTACTTAATGCAATTATTTACTTGACTACTGCGGACGCGTCCAATATACTTACCTTATTGAAACCAACCAAAGGAGATAAGAAATGATTACGTGGGCACAAAAGATTGTCGATAATATGGATGATGAAACCTACGAGGCTTACTTGTCCTATCGTCCGGAAATGAGACTAGAATTTATACAGGCATACAGTGAGGATAACCAATCAAAATGACTAAAGCATCAACAGAACGCTCTAGGAGAGCCGCTGAGTTAAAGAAAAAAGGTCTTGTGTGGTTTCACTGCATAATACCTAAAACCAAAGTCTCTGAGGTTACTGAAGCTGTTAAAAAGATAATAGGGGAATAATTATGGGCACTAAACAACTCTTGAATATTTTACGTATTTCTTACAAAAATCAGTTGAGAGGAACCAAAGCTTCGGATTTTGATAAAGTGGAGCAATATATAAATGATAGATTAATAGAATTAAGAATTGATGGCTTAATTAAAAACATAGACCAGCCACTTTCAGAACTTAATAAAGAGGCACGAACAATGGTTGAAAATGAACTTAATGAAATTCAGGTTGAACCTCACGAAGGCGATAACCTAGGTCTATCCGGTGCGGTGCCGGATACTGAAGAGCCAACCAGTTGATGGCTAAACCTGAATAAAGGAGAAAGTTATGGATAATAACTTACTTAAGTGGTTGGTGGTCTTTATGGCCGTTACCACACTCCTTAGTTCATTAATGTACTATTATAGCCCTAGTTATGATCTTCATATCAAAGGTGATGATAGTATGTATCTGATAGACAATATTACTGGCGATGTCAGTAAGTGTCTTGAAGAAGCCAACACTGTGAAGTGTAGGTAATGGACGGGGCAGCGGGTGCAGTGCTTCTCTACTTGTATTGTATCCGCTGTCTTTAATTAACACAAGGAGAATATCGTGCCAGAAATATCATTGAAACAACAAGTTGAAATAATGAAAGAGCTTTTTAAAATTGCTTCCACACCAATGATAACTGAGTACGGAGATGGAATAAGAACATCATATTTTGAAGGAAAAGAAAATGATATTACAATTTTTGAAATAGAAAAAAAGGCAGAATTACCAGAAACACCAAAAAAAGGGCACATGGTGCATATTCATAGAATGTCTGGACAAATAGAACGTCACACGTTTGATGGTGAAGAATGGCTATCATTCTAGCTAATTAACACAAGAGGTATATTATGGAAGCTCTAGCAATATATTTACTCATTGGCGTTTTGTGGGCGGCCACCGCTTACTACTTGGTTCCGAGGAAAAACAAAAAGATACGATCTGGCGTTATTGCCGTGGTAGCTTTCTGGCCATATTTTATTATGAAAGGAATTAACCGCCTTAAAGGAGAATAACTATGCTTATTAATGAGTGCGAGAAGCTTAGAAATGAGATAGATGAAAAGTGGATGGCTCACGATATAGCAATGCGTAGCCGTGGATGCACACCTTATAGTTACTACGGATCTCCGTCTCATAATACAGAATTAAATGAGTTACAACAGAAATATTGTACTGACCAGCTTAACCGCCAAATAAAACTGTCACCAAAAGACCTATTACTATCCATACCATGTTATCCACTTCTCTGTCCTAATCTATCTAGTTCTAGTTTGTAATGCCAGTCTTCTACTTCTTCTTTCTTAACATCTAATTCCACTTTTAATTTCTTTCTTCTCTCCCCCTCAGCATTCTTTAGTTGGTATTTTATCTGGTCGTACTGCTCCTGCACTCTTCTGTATTTAGGCGCTATGAAGTCTAGTGTCATTACTCACCAAAAGGACATTGGTTAGCCTCTTTTAAGATACGACAGTCTCGGTGTATGTAGTTATCCCAGAACTCTCTACCTCCATCTGAAGATATTTGTAAGTACCAAACCATATCCTCTCTCCTTTTTCTATATTTATACTATTTATTTGGTGAGAAAACAACCTCTATCCAAGCTCAGATATCCTTTTATGCAAAGCTTTTATCTCCTCTAGGTGCTCCAGTTCCCTCCCCATACTTGCTTGCAGCCTTTCCTCTAAGCTCTTAATGTCCTTCCATAACCTGTAGTTACTCAGTATCTTTAACATCTCTTATCCCCTTTGTTAATTAATAGTAGGAAACAGCCTCTAATGCTAGTCTCTAATAAGTTTTCTTAGCAATATTACTATTCTATATTCGCAGTCTTTAAGATCACTCTTATCATTATTACATCCCAGACAAGATAGAGAGATATTATTCCCCTTTCCGCCACCTCTACTTCTAGGAGTTAGATGTTCTATTGTTGCAGAGTGTTCTTTGTTCCTAGTAAACGTCATTTCACAACCACAATATATACAGTTAGGCTGTGCGGCTAACATCTTCTGCTTTCTTCTCTCAGCTTTGCTAAACTTCGATACAGGAGTCTTTTTTTTCTTCTTTGGAACATAAGCTATTTCATATCCATTGAAAGAAGGAGAAGGGTACAGCTCAGCTAGAGATAGGAACTTACTACCGTCCCCCCTACTTATTCCTGATCCGTATTTCTCCATCTTCCTTCTCCTAGTTAGTTGCACTTAGTCAAGAGGACATAGTTTT